CGGGCTCGCCCTTGATGCCCTTGCCGGACACGATGCCGAACTCGAGGCCACAAGCAGCTGCCTCGCCGATGACGGTGCGGATGTAGCCATCCATCCACACGGGGCCGAGCTCGAGCATGTCGAGGGACACGACGGAGAAGCAGGAGAGCTTGCCCTGCTTGACGTCGACGACCTCGAAGGCAGACTGAATCTCCTTAGTGATCTCGGAGCCGACCTCGCCCCAAGCGGCGAGCTGGCGGGTGTGCTTGTTACGCATCCAGCGGGTGATGTAGCCCGTGGGAACCACGTTCACCGCGGCGAGAAGCGGGTGCTCCTCCTGGATGTCCTTGAGGATCTGGTCGAAGACCGTGGTCGGCATGAGGCCGTCAGGGGTGCCGTCGAAGGCGGTGAAGGCCTGCTTCGGGTCGCTCGACTTGAGGGCGTCAATGACGCGCTGGTAATAGGAGGTCTCGGCCGTGGTCAGCTGGCGGAAGCCGCGCTGGGCGAGAACGGTGGCGTCGTTGGAAGCGACGGCCTCCTTGTACTGCTCGGTGACGTCCTCGAGAATCGAGGAGCGGAAGCGCTCGATGGCGTCCTCGACCTGCTTGGCGTCGTCGGTGGCGAAGGCCGCGGCGAGATCCTGGGTGGCCTGAGCGCCGGTGTTGGAAAGCTTGACTGCCATTTGTTGTTCCTTTCTGTGTCTAGTTCGCAGCGAAAATCGCAGCGAGTCGCTTGTAGCCCGTGAGGGGCTGGGTTGCCTTGGTCGGCTCGGGGTCGGGCTCGGGCTTGGGGTCGCTCGGTGCGAGCGCCTTGGCGACCTGCTCGGCGACAGCCGTGGCGAGCGCCGCCACGTCGAGGGCCTGCTCGGCCCTCTCGGTCGCGTCGCCTGCGTGGGTCAGCGCGTCGCAGATGCTCTGGCGGGCGCTCTGGGTGACGCCCTCCTCCTCGCTCGTGCGGATCTCGGTGGCAAGACCCCACTCGACCGCGGTCTCCGGAGAGACCCACGTCTCGGCATCCATCACCTCGGTGAGCAGGTCGGGAGTGAGCGCGTCAGTGGCGTGCTCGAGGTAGACCGTCTTGCTCATGCTCGTGATGGTCTCGAGGTCTTCCGCAGCCTTGCGGAGCTGTGCGGGCGTCCCCTCGGCGTGCATGCTCGCGTTGTGGAGCATGAGCAGGGATGCGCTGTTCATGATGCGCTCGTCGCCGGCCATGAAGATGACCGAGGCGATGGAGCAGGCGAAGCCGTCGCAGACCGTGACGACGTGCTTGCCGCTGTTGCGGAGCGCGTTGTAGATTGCGACGCCCTCGGCGACCTCGCCGCCGAAGGAGTTGATGTGAACCTCGATCGTCTCCACGGTGTCAGGAAGCGCCGCGAGGGCATCCGTCACGTCGAGCGCCTTGGTGGCCGCGTCGTCCTCGATGCCGAAGAGCGCCATGAAGGGGTCTCCGGCGGTGATGTCGCCGTAGATGGTCATCTGCGCCGTCTCGGGCGTCTCGACGCTCGTCGTGAGCTGCATGATTCGATTCCTAGGCATATTGTTCACCCCCGTTCGCCAGCTCGTTGTTCTTCGTTCGCTGGTATTCATCGGCCCAGGGCGCGTCGATGCGCTCCTGCCCCGTGAAACCCCTAACCTCGTTCGGGCTGTCGATGGACGACCCGACGAGCTTTGCGGCCGCGTCGGCGATCTGGAAGATGTCGACGTGGCGGACGCGCGTCGTGTCGACCGTGGCCTTGGCCCCAGCCGCCCACTCGCGCATGGAGAAGGTCTTGCGGGTGATCTCCTGCCCCATGCCCACCGCGATCGGGTCGACCGCGAAGGTGAGGAAGCTGGACAGGATCTCGGAGAAGTTGTTGGTGTTGCCGTAGAGAAGCGACGTAGGCATGCGGAAGCACTCGGCGACGCTCTCGAACATGTCCTTTCGGATGCTCGTGACGTCCGAGCTGGAATCCGTGGCGCGGCGCGTGGCGTCCGTCGAGAACTCCTCGAGCGTGTAGTCGGTGTATTCCGGAAGCAAAACGTTGTCGTTGGAGCGGAAGGCTTGCGTGACCGCATCGAGGTACGCCTGCACCTTCTTGCGCTCCTCCTCCGTGCCTGCGGCGGGTGCGTTGATGCGCATCTTCCACTTCTTGGAGTTGCGATCCATCATCGCGGCCATGGCAGACGCGCCGAGCCGCTGATACTGGGCGTTGAATCGCCGCATCAGCTCGGCCCATCCGTTGTCGCCGTCGACGGAGAAGCGGTAGGCGTCGCCACTCAGGAAGTAGTTCTTGGTGATGTCGACGCGGCCCTCGACGATTACGTGCTCGTACCTGTCCATCCGCCCGGGCTGCTTGTTGATGCTGTAGCCGTCGGCGACGTAGATGCTCGTGTTGCCCTTGCGCTTCAGCGGCACGACCAGGGCGCTACCCTCGTCGCAGTTGAGAAGGCGGTTGGTGAGCGTCGCCATGAACTCCGAGCGGTTCTGGTTCGGGTTCGGCGAGACGTTCCAGAGCCATCGGTATACGTCCACGTCGGCGTCGTTGGTGAGTGGCGCGGTGAATACGATGTCAGATTTCTGAAGAGCCGCCGTGACGTAGCCGCACATGATGGTGCGAGCAGCCTCCATGAAGCAGCACTTCTCCGCTTCGCGCTGCACAAGCGCTTCGGCGTTGTCCACCTTCTCGGCCTCGACCACCTTGCCGAGCCAATCAACGACCGTGCGTCGGATGATTCCCACTTTTGACCTCCTTAGAAGGAAATAGGCATGATGAAGTCGACGCTCTCGACGGTCGCCTGCTTGGGCTCGTCGAGCTTGTCGACCGCCGCGAAGGCCGCGACCAGCGCCATGAATGGGTCGGTCTTGCGGCCGTGGGGCTCGATCTTTCCGTAGGTGAAGTTGTCGTGCGGCGCGGGTACCAACTTCGCGTTGTTGGTCGCCCAGCGCATCAGCGGGTTGTCGCCCCAGGCGATCGCGTGAGTTGCGAATGCGGAGTCGATGACCGGCTGGACTCGCATGATGTCCGACGGACGAGTGAGCCAGACGCGCTGCTCCTCGCCCTCGACCTTCTTCTCGCCGCGCTCACGCGCCTTGAATCCGACCTCCGCGAGCGCCTTCTTCATGAGCGTGATGCGGTAGTTGTCCAAAGAGACGCAGCGGATGTCGTAGACCTGAGCCATCCGCTCGACCCATGCTGCGATGGTCTCGGGCGAGACCTCGACGTCATGGACGATTGTCAGAAGACCCATGCGCTCCCACTCGTCAAGCGGGGCCTTGATGGCCTCGGCGTCGCAGGAGTGGTCGCAGAACCAGCCGTGGCTGATGACGCGGTAGCCCAGCTCCTCGTCGTGGAAGAGCAGGCACGCGCCGATCATGTCGGTGGTCTTGGCGTAGTCGATGCCGCAGACGCACGGAAGCCCTTCGAGATCGCCGACGTCGCACGACGCCGCCTCGAGGTTTTCCCATGACGTCACCGCCACGTCCTTGCGCTCCTGCGGAAGGTTCATGCGCTTGGTCATGAAGCTGACGTTCTTGAGCGGCGCGAGCTTGTAGTCGGCATATTCTCGGCGCATCTGGTCGAGAAGCACGGGGTTGGTTAATACGCGCGGGTTGGCCTTCGGCCAGTTGGTCTCGTCGTGTACCTCGGACTCGGCGTCCAGCTTGCAGACGAAGGGCAGGAAGCCGCCGTCGGGCATCTCGCCGCGCAGGATGGCTCCCGCCTTCTTCTTGAGGTCGTCCAGCGGGCCGTCGCGCACCTCGCCGTCCGTGGTGATGTAAAGGCGCCTCGGGTCTTGCTTCTTGCCGAGGCCCGTGGTGAAGACGTTGAGCAGCGACCAGTCCGTATAGGCGTGGATCTCGTCGAAGAAGACCGCGCCGGGGCGTCCGCCGTCCTTCGAGTTGGCGTTGCCGGTGCGGTAGCGGAGGTTAGACTTGGTGCTCTTGTTCGTGATCGCGACCTTGTTCCAGTCGAAGCCGCGCTTGAAGAACGTCTTGTCGTCCTCGAGGATGTTCCAGATCTCGTCGTAAGAGGTACGCGCCTGGTCTTCCGTGGTCGCGCAGAGGTCGACGTGGTACTTGTCGACGCCGTTGGTCTTGCTCATCAGGCAGAAGGCGCTGAAGCTCGCGAAGCCGTTCTTGCCGAAGCCACGGCCGACGAGCGCGAAGAGGTCAGGGAAGCGTGGCATGCCGTCGGCTCGGAAGGTGCAGAGCCACAGCGCCAGCATGAAGCGCTCGTCGTCGGCCAGCTTGAACGGGAAGTATTTCTGGTAGTCGAGATACTTGGCGAGGAGTGTGGTGTCGACCCACAGCTTCTCCTCGGCGAAGACGCGCCGCACGAGCGAGCACAGCTGGTGCATCTCCTGGCACGCGATAATCTCGCCGCCCTCGACCTTCTTGAGCCACGTCGCGATCTCGGGAACCTTGATTTCCTTGTGAGTCGTAAAGCGTGGGTGGTGTGCTTTGTTCGCCGGCATCTACCACCCCTCCTCCTAGAAATCGACCGCGTTCCTCTCTCGTTTTTCGGGCGGAAGCGTGATCTTGCACCGGCTCATGATGTTCAGCCCGAGCAAAGAGCCCGACTTCTGCGCTTGCGTGTAGGCCGTGTTCTGCTGCCTGCCGATGCGCTCCATGGCGTCGATGTCCTCGGAGTTGACCGCAGCCGCGTAGAGCTTCGTCAGCTTCTCGTAGGCGACTTGCGCGTGCGCGTAGCGTGCTAGCTCGTCGGTGTCCGCCATGTCCCAGATGCCGAGAGACTTGAGCAGCTGGGCCGTCTTGCGGAACTTGGCCTTTTCCGCCCGATTGAGGTCTTCGGGCGTCACGAAGCTCGGCGTGGCGGGGGAGACCTCCTCGAGCCTGCGCTTCTCCTTCTCGGCCTTGGTCATGTGGGAGCGTCCCTCGGCTTCGAGCAGCTTGAGCGGCTTCTTTGGCCTTCCCATCGCTTTCGTCCCCGTCCCTTCTCAATCCGTGGCCTACTGGATCCGATGCGGTCGAATCCGCCGCGCTTTGTCCCTGGCTCGTCCGCCCATAAACGGAAGTTCGGCCAAATCCAAAG